ATAAAGGTTATATAATACCTATTGAACATAATGATGGTTTTTCCTTAGATTTACAACTAGTAAAAGAATTTATATTAAAACACCCAACAATATATGTTTTAGATAAAAAGAAGATATTATATTGGTTAGGAGAAGAATTCATTCATGAAAAAGTTATAGATATAAATTTACTCTATTTAGAAAGTACTATAATTCCACTAAGTTTACCTAATTATAAAAGTAAAGTAGCCGAGTACATTGAAGGTTCATTTAAATCCCATTCAAATCTTAATTCTTTTATTCCTATAACCAAACATTATGAAGAACAGGAACAAATATATAATTTTATACGAAAATATATTGGAATTCAATTAGAAAATACGTATTATCACCAAGATTATATTTGGGTCATGTACTGTGTTGAAAAACAAGGAATCGCGCTTAATCTCGATGTTTTCCAACAACATTATATTTTACCTTATAAAAAATTCTCTATACAAGATAATATAATTTATACCCAATATAATTTATACAACTTCACATCTCGACCATCAAATACATTTAATAATGTAAATTACGCGGCATTAAATAAAAGTGATGGAACGAGAGAATTTATAATTCCTAGAGAAAACTGGTTATTTGAGTATGATTTTAGAGCGTATCATCTTTATTTATCTTCTCAAATAATAGGTTTTGATTTACCTAAAGGAGATATTCATACTGAATTAGGTAAATTTTATTTTTCCAAAGATGAATTAACAGAAGAAGAATATAAAAAATCAAAACAATTATCATTTAAAATGATGAATGGGGGAGTATTTTCCCAATATAAACATGTTCCTTTTTGGAAAAAACTTGAAGAATATATTGCAGAATTATGGATAAAAATTCAAGAACAAGGTTATATTGAATTAGCTGGAGGAAGAAAATTAAATTTAAACGAAATTACGAATCCTACACCTCAGAAACTATGGAATTACCTTGTGCAATCTTGTGAAACTTATTATAATATTAGGATTCTAAAAGATCTTTTAGTATATTTAGAAGGTAAAAAGAGTAAAATTATTCTTTACAGTTATGATGCATTTTTATTAGATTATTCAGAGCAAGACGATAAACAAATTTTAAAAGAAATCAAAAATATCATAGAGAAACAAGGATTCCAATCTTCAGTTTCATATGGAAGAAATTATAATGAACTTAAAAAGTTATGAAAAAAGAATGTAAATGGTGTTATAAAGAAATAAAACCGAAAGATGAATATTGTTGTTCTTATTGTGAAGGAAAATATAATAATTATTTAGCTAATAATAACAGTAAATCACCATGGGATAAATACGTAAATTAAAAAGTTATGAAAATAAATAAAAAAATTAGAATTAAAGTTATTAAAAAGATAATCAAACGATTAGAATATTATAGTAAAAATGCTGGTCCTTGGGATGGTAGTGATTATGAATATTATAAACAAATAGAATATTGGGGAGATAAATTAAAAGATTATGAAAGTAAATAATCCATTGATAACTCCACAAAAAGTAATAGATTATATAAAAGAAAATAGATTATATAGTTTTCGGCGTGGAAATGTTAGAAATGAATATTTTGGTATTTTACATAAGTATGGATATGGTAATAATTATGTTTCTGTCGAATATTTCTCCTCTACCCTTAACCAAACCCAAATAAATAAAATATATTACGAACTAAAACAACTAAAATAAAGAATATGAACCAAACAGAACAAATTTACCATCCAGATGATATATTTATACATGGAAATCATACATTCATGACTAATATAAAATCTAAACTATTCACTACTTTTACCTTAGAAGAGAATTTAGAACAAACTATACAAGAAATAACTAAACGTTATTCAATTTTATTTAATAAAATATTTGTCCTTAAAGTTGAAGGTAAAGATGAACTTATCTGTACCTATAATGTAGATCAATTCAATATGAATGATCATGTATTACCAAATACAATTTTATTACATCGAAAAAAGGAGAGTAATACTTTATACTCTATTAACTCTCTAAATGCATTAATTAGAGAATTAAATGGTGGTAAAGTTGATAATTTATATGAGATTAAATGGGAAGACTATAAAAATTCTATACTATTAGTAAGTGATGGAGTTTTATTAAAATACCCAACAAGAATTCATAAAATAATAAATTTATAATTTTTTTAAGGATAACTTAATATCCTCTTTAACCTTTCTCATAAAATTATTTGGAATATATAAAATTCCTTCATATATTACCCCTAAAATTACAAGCCACGTAACCAATTAATTATTTATATAAACATGGATTTAAAAACCATCACAGCGAGATTAGAAAGTCTCCAAAACCCTCAAAAAGGTAAAAGTTCCAAAAACGCAGAAGAAAAAGCGAAGATATTTTGGAAAGCCCCTCTTGGGAAGTCATTAGTTAGATTTGTTCCATTAAAAACAAACCCCGAAACACCATTTATTGAATTGTATTTTCATTATCAATTCGGTAAAAGAACTATCATTTCTCCAATTAACTTTGGTGAAAAAGATCCAATCGTAGAATTTTCCAAAACTTTAGGTAAAAGTAAAGATCCTGAAGATTGGAAGTTAGCTAAAAAAATCAAACCAAAATTAAGAGTCTTAGCACCTGTAATTGTTAGAGGTGAGGAAGATAAAGGAGTTAGATTTTATGAATTTGGCCCTCAAATGTATAACGAATTATTAGCATACGCTGCTGATGAAGAAGTTGGAGATTATACAGACGTTATTGAAGGAAGAGATTTTAAATTAGATGTTGTTCAAGGAGCTACATATAAAGAATCTACAATAAGACCGGCAATGAAATCATCACCATTATCTAAAGATTCTAAACAAGTTGAAGATTGGTTAAATAATCAACCATCTCCAATAGAGTTTTTCTCAAGATATACTTTTGATGAAATTAAAGAATTTTTCGAAAAATGGTTAAATCCAGAAGTTGAAACTACTACAGAACAAGCTCAAGCTTTTCCACCACCACATGATATGGAAGTTACAAAAATTTCTAAAGCAGAAGTTGTAACAGATAAAGAGTTTGAAGAACTATTTAAATAATTATTAATACCCCCGAAAGGGGGTTTATTTTCCAAAAAATGACAACAAAAAAAAGTCTATCGGGAGAGGTCTCTAAAAAAGTAAATAGTACTTTTTCATTAGATAAATTTAAAACAGGAAAAAATTTAGGTTCAACTAATTCTAATTATAAACCACAAGCATGGATTTCCTTTACTGAACCTGTTAGAGAAGCACTCCAAATACCTGGAATACCAAAAGGACATACTACATTAATTAGAGGTAGATCCAATACTGGTAAAAGTACTTTACTTATAGAACAAGCAATACAAGCTCAAAAAGATGGAATACTTCCTGTAATTATTATTACAGAAATGAAACATTCTTGGGAACATTGGGAAACTATGGGATTTGATCTAGGTAAAGAGGTTGATGATAATGGAAATTTTACCTATAATGGTTTCTTTATATATGTTGATTCAGAGCGTTTAAAATGTATCGAAGATGTAGCTGAATTTATAATGGATATGTTAAATGAACAGAAAAAAGGGAATCTACCATATGATTTATTATTTTTATGGGATTCAATTGGTTCTATACCTTCCAGAATGAGTTTAGAAAAATCAACTAATTCACCTATGTGGAATGCTGGAGCTCTTTCTCAACAATTTGCGAATTTTGTTAATCAACAGATAGTATTATCTAGAAAAGAATCACAACCATATACTAATACAGCTCTCTATGTAAATAAAATTTGGGTTGAACCAGCATTAACTCCAATGTCCCAGCCTAAAATGAAGAATAAAAATGGGGATTCAATGTATTATGATTGTTCACTAGCTATTACTTTTGGTAATATAACCAGTGATGGAACACAAAAATTAAATGTAACTAAAGATAAAAAGGTAATTGAGTGGGGTCTTAAAACTAAAATTCAGGTAGATAAAAATCACGTTACTGGAAACACAGGAAAAGGTACTATTATAAGTACAGCACACGGATTTATTCGAGACACTCCCTCTTCCCAAGATGCTTATAAAAAAGAGCATAAAAAAGAATGGGGATTAATGTTAGGTTCCGAAGATTTTACTTTTACTGAGGAAAATGTCGAAGAATCTGAAATAGATTTTGTAAATGAATAAGTATAAGCATCTATTAGATTCAATACAAGAGGATAATATAGAAGAAAACCCCACATTAAATAGTAGGGTTCTTCTAATTGATAGTATGAATATGGCTATCAGAAGTTTTAGCGTTATAAATAAATTTAATATTCAAGGACATCATATAGGACTTTTAATAGGGTACCTTCGCTCACTTGGAGCCATGATAGACCAAATTCAGCCCACACGAGTTATTGTAATATTTGATGGAGAAGGTAACACTACAAATAAGAAAAACTTATACTCTGAATATAAGGGTACTAGAAAGATAAAGCGCATAACAAATTGGACTGGTTTTGATAATTTAGAACAAGAAAGTGAATCACTTCAAGATCAGCTATTAAGACTCATTGATTATCTTAAAT